AGTGTAGGCCCCCGCCTTAACCTCAGCCGTCTCGCGGTCGCTAGGTGAGAGCGCCTTCAAGGTGAATATCGTGGCTCCCTCATATCCTCCAAGCTCATTCATATCACCGCTGACAAGATAGGCTTGAGCCTGTTCTTCAGTCGCGACCACAGCAGGGTCACAGGTGACAACCACATCAAGGGTCAAGTCAGAGTCTGGGAGGAATGAGAGCGCCATGATTAGATCCCTTTACCAAGAGCCAAGCGGAAGGGCGTATTATATGCCTTACCTGTGTCAGCAATATCACCACCAAAGCGCGCTTGCTTGTAGGTGAGCTGCTGCCTCACAATATCATTCCCGCTTGGATCATACTTGGATGGATCAGCGGTGAGGTAGGCAGCGGGGAGCATGAAGGCGCCACCCTGACCGCTCGCCAATGGGCCAAAGCCAATCACGACCTGACGAAGCGTCCTATTAAAGAAGTCATCATTGATGGTGGTATTGACATTGGAGAGCGTGAGGCTGAGCTCCACGTCCACGTCACTCACCTCCATGTCACTCATGGCCAAGATGCTATTGCTGTGACCCTTGGGCGTGAGCGTGTTGGTGACGTTGAGGGTGAACTCATCCACATCAAGAGCGATCCGTCCCAGGGTGTCACCTGTGGAGGCGTCTGTGGTCGAGGTAGGTGAGCCGCTTGAGATGACTGCATAGCTACCACGGAAGAAGCAAGGAGCTCCTGAGTTATAGACAGGCTCAACAGGCCCAACGGCGCTCCCATGATCATCTTGGATGAGCGCCGCTTGATAGGTCAGGTCAGCCATGACTCGCCCATTATCGAGGGTCAGCGACATTGACTCAAGACGGCAACCATAAGCGTATGAGCGGAAGTCAACGCCATCAACACGGAAGCTGAGTGAGTGGGTGGTTGAGCCCATGTCTCCACGCTGAGCAGGGAACCAATTCTCTAAGAGATAAACAGGCTGACCGCTTGTGTCACCTGAGAAGGCAGGGCTCACGGTAATATTACCGCTCACGTCATCATCAGTCACCGCGCTATACTCAGCGCGCCCATTGATAGGCCCAACACCAATCAAGCTCCCCACGGAGTAGTCTGTGCTTGTCGCTGTGGGGGTGAAAGTGTTGACATCAATGAACGCTGAAACCGTATCGCTGTTGATCCCTGCCAACTGACGGAGGAAGCCACCACCCAACAGATCACCAAGATAGTTGCTGTTGTAGTCTGTTGAAGCTGTCCCAATGGTGGTGAGGTCAACACGGAGATTGACTTGACCTGTACGGCGGCGAACGCGCGAGCCACCACTCCAAACGGTGTCAGGCTCAGGGGCGTTCCCATAGGTTCCATCGCGGGCGTCATTACGCTCAGAGGCAACCACATCACCATAGATGATGATGGGGTCACGCTCGCAGGGGATTGAGGTGAAGGTGAGGCCACTATTATTGGGTAGCCCTGTTGAAGCGCTGAGTGAGCCAAATGATGACTCAACCGCCACGCTGAGAGATCTATGAGTGACGCTCATAATGCCTCCAAGTAAAGCAGAGTAAAGGGGAATGATAAGACCAAAGAGAGGGCCTCAGTTGTGGGGTCAAGGATGGGCTCAGTTGTGGGCTCACCTGGGATCAAGCTGACGATCCCTGTATTCACTAGATCATATTGAGGCCCCTTCAGAGTGACAAGCAGAGCCGCCGCATCCTCTGCGATCATCCTCTCCATGAAGTGAGTCTCACCAATGTCATATCTGACGCGAAGGGTCACGGTGGCGCGCCGCCTCCCGCTGATCCCCGCCTCACCGTCATCAATTCCGAAGGTGTCCAAGTGGAGCTCGAAGAAGCGGTTAGTATGCTGATGAGACTCAAGTGGCCCAACTCTCCCGGAGCTGTTAATCGAGACAAAGCCATGATGGCTGTCTGTCTTGGGGAGCGTGGCTTCAATCTGGCCTTCTAGGTAGTCGAGCGCTGAGAAGATGCCTTGGCTCATGAGCGCCCTCCTTTGATCTTGCGAGCTAGATTAAACTGCACCGCTGAGACTATCATATTCACATCACGCTGAGATAGGCCCAAGAACTCACGATCATCATTGACCTCATAGCCATAATGACGGACGTGTTGAGTGAGTCCAATGATGAAGCGCTGAGCGTCAGCGTGGAGAATGACAAGGTTGTTCATGAGCGTCCCGCTGAGGACGAGATCAACAAGCGCGCTGGAGCCTCGACCCATGCGGCGGCTCTCAATCTTATATTGCTTATAACCGCCCTTGTAATAGACGCTCAACCCTGTCCTCGACACTCGCCCACCCTTTGGCTTTAACCTCGCCCCGCGATAAGAAACATAAAGAGGCTGTGTTGAGTAGTCGATAAAGGGAGTTCCGTTGGCGTCAATGCCCTTGCTCGTCCTCAGCTTGATCGCCGCCAAAGTGTCAGCAGCCAGGCGCGCTGAGTCCTTAGCAGTCCACAGAGATGAGGGGAGATTGAGATTGAGCTTAACCTTGGCGCCCATGGTTAATGCCTCATGCCTCTCGTTGGGGTGAAGCTCTGGTCATATTGGGTCTTGGAGTAAGACCGCCAAGAGGCTCTGAGATCACGATAGCTCCCCCCCTTCTTGGCTATGTCGAGCTCACCCTCATCCACCACGTTGTCACCATCGCGGTCGAGCGCCAAGCTCCTCAAGCTAATATCCATGAGCTCCATGCATCGCTCACGCATAGCGGCGGCGGTGTCGAGCTGATTGATCATCTCATAGACTCGCGCCGCTGTGCAGTAGGCGTGAGCGTTTTGGAAGCTGTGAGCGTTAAAGACCTCATCCTCAGTCACGTCAGGCTCATCTTTGAGATGGTCACGGATGACAAGAATGAGCTCTTGAAGCGCGGCCTCGACTTGAGGAGCGAAGGAGCTCTGACGGCGTGGCACCATGTCAGCGAGCTGTGGGAATTGGCTCACAAGCTCATCATGGCTCAGCCCTGTATCAAATGGGCGAGGTGTGACCTTGACAAGCCCCTTCTCAATCTTTGGGGCCACCTGCTGACCAAGATCATGAGAGTAGCTCACCGTCCACGGATAATACCCGGTTGTGTTAGTGATGGCTGATGGGATCGTCCCATAGTACATCCCAAAGACAAGCGAAGCGCTGGCGCTGAGGTCAATCTCACGAGGGAGCGGCTCAGCCAGGATGGCGGTTGTCCCAATCATCCTCACCACGGTCACGCTGTAGATGCTATCACCATCGGTGACGAGATAAGCCTTGAGCTGATCAGCTTGGAGCGCGCTCGCCTGTGAGTTGACGGTGAGCGTTCTCCTATCATTGCCAATGGCGCTGACGGTTGCATCTGCTCTTGTTTGGGTGAGCGTGACCGGTGAGGAGCTCCCGACCGTCAAGATAGGCGCTGTGCTCAATGGCCCAGGCGCTACCCACTCAAAGACCCTAGTTTGACCTGTGACAGCTTTGATCATGGCGCGGCTCCATTGGCTTTGTTTATGTCTTGAGCTTTGGCTCTAGTTAGGTTCGCGGCGTCCACAAAGCCCTGAGTCACAGGGCTCCAGGAGTGACGGCAGTTATAACCGCCGCCGCTTGTTTTGACAGGAAGCCCTTGACCATTGTTGAGCCGCCCCATCTGTCTTTCATCAACCACCAAGTCAATCAAAGCGCGACAGAAGCCACGAGTGATTCCATCCTTGGGGCCTGTGTATAGGTAGAGGTCGAGGTCATAGACCTCAGCCGCTTTGGCCGTGATGGTTCGCCCATACTTGGCGAGCTCTGTTCTCACAACTGTGAGCTGACGGCCTGTGGATTGTTCAAGCCTCTGAGATAGTCCACTCATAGCTTGATTGAGGGGAACGTCCACCACCATCCCTTGAAGCGCTGTCCTCACCGCGCTGAGCGCGTCAGGGAGGATCACATCTTGGAATACATTATCCGCCGCAGCCATACCAACAGCCACAACGTCAGGGACGTCACCAATAGAGGCGCCCGATACAATCACCTGAATGGTGTCCATCGCCGCCTCAGTAATTGACGCCTGAGCGTCTATGAAGTCCTCAATCGCCAAGCCAAGACCACCTGTGAGTATGATCCCACTCAGTTGGTCACGAGGCAAAAGAAGGAGCTGCTCAGGTGATGTGAGGTCGAGGGCCGCCTTGAGGTTGCCCACAAGCTCACGCTGAGCGCGGGCGAGCGCCCGCTTCATCCTTGTCTCTGCGCTGTACTCTGCTATGAGCTCAGCAATCTTGGCCTTGATCAGCTCTTGGATTGGCCCACGAATAGCGCCCACCTGCCTACTGAGATCGTCAATCGCCTTCTTATCAGCGTCAACTCTCTCAGCAAGTAGGGTGGCGTGAGGGCGTCCACATGAGCAGATCACTTGACCTCTTAGAGACAGTCGGTGAGGACAAAGCCAAGATCACCGTCAATGACCTGGAACTTCTGTGACTCGTCAGCCCACACGTTACGGCGGGTGAGGTCGAGCTCATCATACTGACCGGCCTTCATCGTCTCAAAGACCATGTTGGCAGCAGCGACAGGCATCATGCGAACACCTGACTTAGACTGCACAGCGTCTGAGCCGTGGAGGATGCCCATGAAGATGCTGTCACCTGTCCAGATGTAGCTCTCAGAGCTCGCCGCGCCTGGAACGGCGGTGTCTTGACGAGCCGCGCCAACGTGGATGTTGGGAATACCAAGCACATCACGGAGCACGTTGAGGACAACCTCATCATTGAGGACAAGGTTTCCACTCGCCACGCCTTTGGAGGAGTCACCAAAGAAGCCACGGAGATCACCTGAGCGGGCGAGGCTACGGAAAACCTCACGGCCCAGGATGAGCGTGTCAGCGTTGAGGCCGTGGGCGTTGTCAAAGATCGTGTCCTTGAGCTGATGGAGGTAGCTGAGAGGCTCAGCGCCCGCAACGTCAAACTTACCACCGAACTGAGCGGTTGAGGTAGCGGTGTTGAAGTTGGCCCCATTAAAGAGCGTATCAGCAGCGCGCTTCTCCTTAGCGAGCTTCATGACGCGCGCGACCTTCTTGATGATGCGAGCCTCCTCAGAGCCTGGATACTGAGAGTCAGCGATGTCCTCCATCGCGATCCCATCTTGAGCTGAGTAGAGGTCACAGCGATAGGTGAGGCTTGAGCGGTCAAAGCCACCAATGCGAGCGCGTGAAGCACCGGGAGCGCGCTCAAGGTCGAGCCCTGCGCCAGCGCCCATGAAGTTGCGGCTCGTCTCGATCAAGAGCGTTCCGCTACGCTGAGGGACGTTGATATTCTCACAGACCTTGTCTGAGATGAGCTGAGCATCTGAAGGGACAGCCTCTGCAACAAGGTTACTGAGGATCTCATCAACAGGGTGGATATTACGATATGAACTAGCCATTTTGGATCACCTCCTACTTAAGCGAGTGGAGCGAGGCCACGGCTGAAGCAGATGAGAATCTGCTCGTTAGCGGCTGCTGAGGTCTGATTGATATTGGGAAGGGTGAACCCAACAGGATAATGAGTGGACACAGCAGCCTGAACCTCGCCATCAGTCGTGACAGAGAGGACGGTGTCTGAGGTCAAGGTGAGTGAGCCGTTGGCAATGACGCGAGTCTCGCCGCTGATGACAACGTCAACAGGCTCACCCGCCTCAGCGCCACGCTGGGCCACGCCAATGATGGTGTTTGCGGTGGGGGTGGTTGCAATAGCGACCTTACCCGCTGAGTCGATAGCGACCAACGCGAACTCAGTCACGGCAGACGCACAGATGAATGACTTAATGATCTGATTGTTCATGTTAGTCTCTCCTTAGTTGAACACAGAATTGTATTGATCAGGGTTGCTCTCGCGGAACGTGACGAGAGCCTCAGAGAAGGTCAGCCCCTTCTCAGTAGCGAGCGCCTTCACCTTCTCAGCGAGGGGGGCCTTGTTG